ACAACTTTACCCGATATAATAGGTAATTTAAGTAGTTTGAAGTATTTATATTTATATCGTAACCAACTAACAACTCTGCCCGACAGTATAGGTGATTTAAGTAGTTTGAAGTATTTAGATTTAGATTTTAACAATTTAACAACTCTACCCGATACAATAGGTGATTTAAGTAGTTTGAAGTATTTAAATTTAGATTTTAACAATTTAACAACTCTACCCGATACAATAGGTAATTTAGATAATGATAATATATACATTTACTTAAGAAATAACAATTTTACAGAAGATTACAAAGACCATATTAGGAATGATTTATTCCCTATCGCAAATGCAAATGGACACTTATATTTATAAAGGGTAAACAATGCTAATAAAATCACAAGAGATACAAGAAAATCCACCGGCTATTTATAGTGGAGTTTTTGAAATAGATAGAGATGGCGAAAGTAAAGAGATAACGGATAATTTTATAACAACAAATACTACTGCTACATTAAGAGCAATAAGTGAATTTTTAGAGTTTGGATATGATAAGCAAGTGGTTGAATTTAGTACCTATTTTGCACCTTTAAGACCTAATGACATTATAGAAGTTCATGCCCCTACATACAGAATACCGAAAGATTTAACGAAAACAAGGTTTATTATAAAAGGCATAAGTCATTATTTTAAAGATGGATATGTTAAAACTAAGATTAAGGCGGTGCGATATGATTAAAGAACTCAACACTTTAATACAAAAAAATATAAGACAATCTAAGAAAAATAAATCATATAAAAAAATCATAAAAATAAAAAATAAAAATTTGGTTACTACAAAACTTTCTACTCTTTCTTTTTAAATTTTGGCAAAAAATAGAAAAATTATCCTCTATCATAAAAGAAAAATAAAGGCTCAAAATGGCTACTACATCTTTAAAAATAGAGGCAGATTGGCAAAAGGTTTCAAACGGTGAGGCAGTAGTTTTACAAAATGTTGGAGTAAACCGCATAGAAGTAGCGACTGCGAAAGACGGGGACAACCCTCAAAGTGGGTTTTTGTTAAAACAGTTAGAATATTTTAACTACACAGGGGGCGATACTGTATGGGTTAAGTCCCAATCCGGCATATCCTATATAGCTATAGACAATGTAGGAGTATGACATGAATGGCATAACTTATCCTCCCGTTGGTGGCAGTAGCGGAAACACAAGCATAGACGACAGTAAAATATCCTCTACGACTACTTGGAGTAGTGCAAAAGTCCATAATGAGTTTATCTCTTTGATGTCTGAATATCCTACTCTTTCTTTGCCAAGTAGTGCAAATGAAAATACCAATGTAACAATAACAATAACAAACTATAAAGAAAACACTCAATACTTTTTTGCAAGTGATGCAGGAGATATAGCCGTATCGGGCGGTACGGCGACCTTGACAACTAAAGAAGTGGATAGCGATACAAGTTTTACCGTGTCTTGTTATGCGGTTGAAGCTGGTAAAACGAGAAGTGATACGGCAACGGCGGATATAACCGTTATGGATGTGCCAGTGGTGGCTGACGGAAGCATAAATAATAGTGATTTTCAGGCGAATGAAGATACCAATGATGGTTTTGAATATTAAGGAGCATAAATGAAAGCGATAAAAGATAATGCAGTGTATATTGAAAAAAAGGTTATACAAGATAGTGGAGATACTGATTTTGCAAAAGTTACAGATACGACAGTAAATTATGTACCTAATGAAATACCTTTACTTGATACTACTACTAACACACAGTTAGAAAGTGTAAAGAAGTTAACTGAAAATGATGAAGTGCTGTTGACAGATACAAATAACAATATTGCTGAAACAAAACTTGGTTCTGTAACAACAGGAACGATAGATACCACACAAACACTTGATGTATTTAATGATAATAGCTGTATTGCGACATACACTTTTGATAACGAAACTGCTGAAGATTTAAGTAGTAATCACAATGGAACTTGGGGTGGAACAGAAGCATATGAAGATGGGAAATTTGGAAAAGTAGCTAAATTTAATGGAAGCAGTGAGATTAATTGTGGCAAGATTAATACAAATTTAGATGAATTATGGATTAGTTTTTGGATGTATTGGAATGGAAACTATGATGAAATGCCTATTGGATTTTATAGATATGAATTATATATATCAGATGATGGTTATTTCTGCTGGAATACAGGTAATTATGACAGATATGGAATTGATTTTCCAACATCTAAATATGCTAATAAGTGGTTACATATAGTAGTTAATTTTAAAACCGGAAATTATGGTGATACAATGTATATTAATAGTATAAAACAAAATTTATCTCAAAAAAAAGGATCAATAAAATCTTCAAGTGCAACAATTAAAAATGTTGACTTGCACATAGCAGGATGGGGGTCTAATAATAACTATAGATTTAAGGACCTCATTGACCAAGTCCGTATCTTCAACCGTGCTTTAACAGATGATGAAGTAAAACAACTCTATAAAGAACAAAAAGTAAAATATATTGGAGATATTTCTTCGGCTAATCTTGAAAATCCTCCTACAAAAGCCTTTAAAAAACAGCTGCCGTCTGTAAGCATAGCAATAGAGGCTACCGAAGCAGATATAACAGATGCAAGCTTTAACGAATTAACCCCTAAAACAACGACTTATGACGGGTCTAAATTCACAACAGTTTATGCAACATTAGGAAAAGAGGGGAGAGTTATACAAAGAAAATTAATTGCCCCTAAAAGCGGTATGCAAATACTCACACCGTTTACTTCAAATTTATACAAAAAGGATGCTTGATGAAATTTGAGATAAAAGAGGTTATGAAAAGTAACGACGGATTGCACTTTAAAAGAGTAGTGAGAGAAACTCCGACATACGACGAATATGACAATCTTAAAAAAGCAAAGATACGAGAAGAGATACAAGAGAAGGTATTTGACATACCTGATAGTGTTGCAGATAATGCAAAGCTCATATCTTTACTTATGAGTGTTGTTAAAAGAATGTATGAAGTTATGCCTAAAACCTCAAAAGCAAAGATAAAAGATAGAGATATGATAGAGGGCATGATACAAGTTTTTGATGATACTCAGACTTTGGCTGATGTGCAATTTTCTAAACAGGGGGGCAAACTGGTGCAAAGGATATTTAAAAGACAAGGGGATATCACCAAAATAGCGGGGAGTATAAAATGACAAAAGAAGAAATTTTAAAGAATATTGAGAGTAAAAGAACTAAATGTACGGTTTATACAAGAGTTATGGGGTATCATAGACCGGTTGAGAGTTTTAACATAGGCAAGAAAGGTGAGCATAAAGAAAGAACACAGTTTAAGGAAAAAGCATGAAAAGAGTATGGGCAGATATCGCACTTTTTGTTTTGATAGTTTGTTTTTTTGCAATACATCAATATACTCATATCCCACCGCCTTTGCAGCTTTTATCTTTAAAAGCTATGTTGGTAAGTGCGGGAATTTTACATGCTCATATAGCAAGAAAGCTTTTATTCCCAAAAGTAAATTGGGATAATATAAAATTAACGGGGGGATTATATGTGGCGATTGTTTTTTATATTGTTATCATCTATGCTTATGCTATGGGCGGATAGATGCCATAACTATATACAGGATGTAAAACTTGCACACTACGAAGTCTTTGGTATAGACTATCCCTATTGGTATGGTGTGGGGCAAATAAAACAAGAGAGCGGATGTAGGGATATAATAAGCCTTGACGGAGTTGGTTCACAAGGATTGGCTCAGATAACCTTTAGAGTGTGGAAAAATTATCTGTTTAAGAAAAACATATATACTCTATCTTCTGTAAAACATCAGCTAAAAGCTCAAGCATACATCATGAAAAATTGTAAGAAACAAGCTTATAGCTCTCATTTGTGGGTAGCTTATCAGGTTTATAATGGTGGCAGTCTTGTAAATAAAGAGATAGCAAAAGCAAGAAAAAAACTACATATAAGAGAAGTGCCACACGATATAGCAAGGTTGTTTTGCAAAAGAAAAGTGATAAGGTTCAAAAACGGACAAACTATAAATGCTTGTGATATAAATTATGAGTATAGTGTAAAAGTTTTTATGTATGGGCGAAGATATGCTTATATGCAAAGTAAAAGATATAGGTACTGGTAATGTGGAGCATAATAAACGGAATTTTTAAGGTAAAGTCATCTATCCTTATAGATGTAGCTTTGGGGTTATTGCTTTTGTTAATAGTGGGGTACGGGTACCACACTTATACTAAATTGCAAAGCGATAGGGCTATATTAAAAAGAGATTTAACTATTATGAGGCAAAGAGAGGCGGACTTCGTAAAACAGATAAACAAGCTTAAAGACACAAACGAGGAAAATATTCGAACTTTTGAAAAAAATATAAAAAAATACAAACAAGAGATAAAACTTTTGAAGATAAAAAGAGATAAAGATATAAAAAGAGCGGTAGCTATAACCGCTATAAAAGAGAGGATAAGATATGTTAAAAAGAGTGATGACGGGATTGTTGCCCCTATTCTTACCGATACTCTTAATCGGTTGTGGAAGTTGCAAACCTCTACCGCCGAAAGTGGTAACCGTTCAAAAAGTGATCATAAAAAGAGATAAACTACCTAAAGAGTTGTTGGAGATAAAACCTATGCCGAAGATAAAAAAGATGAAAAAGATGAAAATGCAAAGTGAAGTAGCTATATACATTATAAAGTTATGGCAATATGCAAAAGATTGTCAAGAGAGGATGAAGATTATAAAAAAAATGGAGAATGCAGATGGACAATGATCTTGAATTTGTAAAAAAGTCTTTACTAAATTTTGATACGAAACTTGATAAGTTAAAAAGTGATTTTTCTATTTCATTTGGAAAAATAGAGTTGCTTTTGGAGAAGTTGGCGAACTTTGAGCAGAGGATGGATGATAGCAATAAAAGAGTACATAAGAGGATAGATAGTGCGGAAAATAGGCTAACATTCATAGAACATTGTCAAAATGCCACCGGTTGTAATGCACTCTCGGCTTTTATAGCAAAAAGAGAGGAGCAGTTAAAGCATTATGAAAGTGTTATAAATAACCTTGACAATAGGGTTAATGAGAACTCCCAATCTTTAAAAGAGCTACAAGACATACCTAACAAGGTGCTTTTTAGAGTAGTCGTGAGCCTTGTTACGGCGGGGCTAATCGGGCTTATAGCATTTTATTTTAGGCATAAGTTGTAAACTCTATAATTATAGTAAAATTCGCCAACTATTTTAGGCGGTTTTCGCTATCTTTCTATGCATATTTATCACGGTATCTCTTGCCAAATCGCTTAAAAGTTTCTTTGCATTTTTCAAGATAGATGCCGATCTGCTCTCAAATTCATACCCTATATCGTCAAGCATTTCGGAAAACTCAGATATACTTATGCATCTTAAAGACTCCGTTTTATCTTTATCCGTTATCAAAAGCCTGTCTATAAGCATTTTTCTTAACTTCTCATTCTCTTTTTTTAAGTCCTTAAGCTCTTTTTCTTGCAAAAGATAAAAATATTTACACTGCTCTAAACTATCTTTATACTCTAAAAGCTTCTGTATCTTTTTGTTTTTTTGTGATATTTGGGATTTGTAGCCGGAGATTGCATAAATAGACAATCTTTTGTCAAGCTCTTTTAGTGTTAAATCCTCTATAAAATCACGGAATTTTCTGGCTCTTTGTGATTTTATGAAAAATCCAAGTCTTATGATGCCTCTTTTTGTCCAATGGATTACTTTTTGCCTACCACCATTTGTCTGGATAACTTTTTTTACCCAATGTTTTCCCTCGATGAGTTCGTCTTGATGTCTATCTTTTGTCACTTTGATATTTTGTGTTGTAATACCATAACCTAATGCTACCTCTTTATTGGTTAGCAAAAATTCGTGATTTTTATCCTCTTGCAGATGCAACTGTGCATCCTCAAACTTTATTATCTTCATACAATCCCCTTTTTTAGTTTTTGCAAAAGAGGATTGTTTTAGTTTAGTGGTTGTGGTGTGCCTTGTTTGATGTCATGTTTGCATATATGGCTATACCTACTGCAAAAGCAAGTATAAGCAGTGAAGCAATCGTTAAGCTACTCATCTTTAGCTCCTTTGTTGATAAGATAAAGTCCGACCAAAGACGAAGCACCAGCTATGATAAGCGGTGCTATCTCAAAATGGCTGTCTTTTACAAACGGTGTGATAACCGCCATAGCTATCACAATCTTAGATAAGTCTAAGATATATTTTCCACTCTCTTTTAGTGTCTCTTTTTTCATAGTCTGATTATACCACAAAAAACCAAACTTAACAATCCTCTTTTAAAGAACAATGTTCCTTTTAAGAACATTTATGAGAGAATTATATCATTTTAGAGAACACTTGTCAATAGCAAATATCACTTTTAGATATAATTTTATAATATTTTTGTATTTTTAAAGAACAAAAGGGGGTAACAAAATGTTACCCCCTTGCTTTTTCTATCATTTCAAAAGCTTTTTTAAAAAGTTCGTATTTTTCTTTAATCTTTTTATTCTCAAGCAAAAGCTCTAAAAATTTTACCCCCCAACCAGGTGGTTCTGTTTGTGTAGCCCATTTTCTAATCGTTCCATCATTCACTCCCAACCTCTCAGCCAACTCCTTCTGAGTTATCCCAAGTTCATTACAAACCTCTTTAACTATATTGCAATATTTATTTTTAACATATCCAGTCATTATGCTATTGTATCCATTTCCAAACAAATCTCTATTTGTGTTGATATGCTCTTGTATAAACCAATCTTTTATGGCTTTTTTTAGATTTGCATTCTCTTTATTTGTCTTATTTGTTAGCCAATTCTCAAAATCTAATTTTGCTTTATCTTCATTTGTGGTTATATGTTTATCATACTGTTTCAATAAAATATCAAGTTCTTTGTAAAAGTCACATAGTGAAAAGTTTTTCATATCCTTCCTTTTTCTTTCATAATATAATTATATCCAAATTGCTATAAAAATATTTTTTGTTTGAGCATATTTGAGGGTGCATTTTTTATTTAAGCTTAGCAATAAAAGCGATTAAATCGCACTCATAACCCGAAGGTCGGAGGTTCAAATCCTCCTCCCGCAACCAATTTTAAAGCCCTAAATTTTGGGATTTTAAAAAATATATAATTAAAACTTATAGGCTTTAAGGTTTTCGCTGTACCCTGAAATGTACCCTCTATCAGGGGACAGTTCAATATTTAGATCGATACTTACCGCTTCACTTTGGATATATTTTGAGTAAACGGTAAGTATCATTTGTGGGTTTGTATGTCCCACCATTTGGGCTAATTCTAACAGTTTTACTTTTCCGCTATTTAACATCTTGGATATAAAAGTGTGTCTTGTGTCATAGACTCTATTTTGTACCCCGATAAGCCTCAGAAACCGCTTGGCGTTTAAAGAGCTTATGTCTCTATAGGGTTGTTTGTCTTTTTTGCTAAAAAGATACAAGCTTCCCTTTTTTATAGCAAGTTCGACTTGTGATTTTAGATAAGGATATGCATCATCAAGTATCGGCACTTTTCTAATGCTTGCTTTTGTCTTGGGGGTGCCGATAATCCCCTTTGATATGCCCTTTGTAACATTGATATATCTTTTTTCAAAGTTTATATCGCTTATCGTTAGAGCTATGATCTCCCCCGATCTCATTCCGGTAAAGAAAGCTATACCAAAATAATTTTTTAGCTCAAGAGGAGCTTTTTGTAAAACTTTTAGCATATCTTCGTCGCTAAACCTTTGTATCTCTCCCTTTTCGTGCTTTGGCAATCTTATCTTGTCAAAAGGGTTTACATCTATAAGCTCGTCTTGGAATGCAAGCTCAAATATCCCTCTAAAATCTGTAACATAGGTCCTGAGAGTTTTGGGCGATAGTTTTATGCCCCCTATCCACTCTCTTAACTCATACACTTTTATATCCGCTATCTCTCTATCTGCGAATATCTTGAGTATCTTGTCAACTCTGCTTTGTATCTCAAAGTAGGTTTTAAGATGCTCTTTGCTTCTTAGATAGACTTTTGCATAATGCAAAACCGTTAGCTTATCCCTCTCATAATACCCGCTTGCTATCCTCTCTTTTAAAACGGGTAAAACCTCACTCTTTAAAAAGGCTCTGTTTTTAGGGGTATCTTCAAGCTTTGTGGATTTTGTTCTCTCCTGCCCATTTACAAAATACCTTATATAGAGCCTCCTAACTCCTTTGCTTGTCCTCCTTGATTTGATATGTGCCATAATATCCTCTACATCATGCACCCTCAAGGTATTATAACATGATTTCATCGAGTAGCCTTTCTGCGGTTGTAGGGGTAGGGGACATCAAAAGCTTTGTTATCTCCGTGATGTTATAGAAAATTCCTTTAACTCCGGGCAACTCGCCGTAATGCACCCCTTTTTTTAGATGCCCCTCTTTTATGAGTCTTCTTATCGTGTTGTCGGATATATCTATCACTTTTTTAAGTTTTCGCTTTTTAGCCCACATAGTAGCACCCTCCTATGCTACAAGCTCATCTGTTACAAGGTTGTAATGCACAAAGCTATAAACTTCATCAAAAGCCGATATATACTTCTCTTCGCCTCTTTGCAGTGTTTTTGAAGATAGCCTTATCTTTCTTACTTTTTTGTCGGCTTTACTTGCAAATACCAAAAAACATTCCGCCTCAAAATCTTTTTCAAAGATCGCATAAGCCCACTTTTGAGCAAGAAGTTTGTAAAAATAGATCTGCAAATCATAGTGATACATATCTATAACTCTTTTTATCTCCCACGGTTCGCCTCTCTTGTCCCTGCTGACACTCCCCATGGGGATAGAGGTTGATTTGAGATCGTAGATATATATCTTCTTGCTATTTTCGTCTATCGCTATCTTGTCTAACTTGGCTTTTACCTTTACACCGTTTATCTCTCCGGTTATCACTACCTCCGCTCCCACTTCATCAAGAAGATGCGGGAACTTTAAAGCACACTCTTTTCTTATCGCTTCCAAAAAGGTAGCCTCACTTGTCTCTAAAAGCTCTCTATCCTCAAGCGGATCCATTATATCACTCATGTAGTATTTTTTATCAAATTCGCTCATTTCAAGTATATAGGAGTGTAGCTTTTTGCCTATATCAAAGTTTTTTCTTGTGCTATCGTCTATCTCTTTATCAAAAAGCAAAACTTCATATAACCCCCTATTATACACATCCTTTAAAAACGAGGCACTTACTACAAGCTCTTTGGGGGTGGAGATATCTATATCCCCTATCCCAAAGTATTCCTCATCGCTTATCTTTTTAAGCTCCCACATGCTCTTTTACCTCCCTGTAAAAACTCTCCAAATCCTCCTCGCCTAAACTATTTAGATCAACTCCCTCCGTTAGACCTAAAAACTCCCCTTTTTGTTCGGCTGATAAACTTTTGTATAGCTCTCTAAAGGTATCTACCGTTATCCTCTCTTTTTCCTTTACAACCTCTTTCGCTGTTGGCATATTCTCCTGTTTTTGCTTTTGTAGTAAAAGAGGGTCGCTTGGTTTTGTGGTCCTGCTTGGTAGAGGTTCGATCTCTTTTTCGTTTATCAGGGTTTCGTTTGCCGTCTCTGTTTCATCAACTATATCTTTCATCCTCTCTTTAGGTATCACAAAATATCTTGATGCTTTTCTTACTGCTTTGTGTACCAGCCCTTCGAGGTAGAACTCTTCGGGGACTTTCATATTTTTCACGACACTTTTTGCATATTTGTAGCTCACAAACTGCCTTTGTTCCGGTAGATCACCTTTTAGGTCTATAAGCTTCACATCAAACCCTATGAAGTAGTTATCTCTAAACTTTTTATCGGTTTCATCTATAAGGCTAAGCTCTTTGTAGCTCATATCGGCTTCGCTCTTTACTATGCCGTCGCCTATGTCCCACACTTTGAAAACTTTTAGCAAAAAGTTGGCTTGGATATATATCTCTTGTATTCCTTTCATGGGGATGATAGCTTGTGGGACCATCATCTTTTGATTGTTTATCTTCGTTTCAAAAGGCACGATATAGACCTCTTTTTTGAAAGGATTGATGTCAAGTCCTATTTTTGTAAGGTCTATCGCAAGTTTTACGACAAGATTGATATTTGTATTGTTTAAGAGATAGTCATTATTTGCAAGTTCGACAAAATTTTTCTTAAACTCTTCTTGTTTCCTTGGCGGTAAGGCACCAAGTAACTCTCTGTTTTTCTCTATCGCTTTTTTAAGCTCCTCTCTTCTTCGTGCATATATCGCTACGGCTGTACTCATTATTTGCTCCTTAATGTCATAAAATCAAGCTGTTTTTTAAAGAGTTTTATAAATTCCTCTTTTGCCTTTTGCTCATTTTCGGCTTTTACCGGTATGGAGGATAGTACCTCAAGTTCATCAAGAGGGATATAAAAGGTTTTTAAAGCACTCTCTTTTGCCGGCTCCTCTTTTCTTATCTTTTTAGCTTTTAGTGCTGTAAGAGTCTCTTTTACCTCTATACCTATCTTGTCTATCTTATTTATCGTTTCGGATAGTTCCGCCCTGTCTCTAAGCTCTCTAAGCTCATCGAGGCTTGTCTTTAAAGAGGCTATATCATCTTTTTTGCAAAGCTCTTTTATCGCTTTGGCTTTTTGGATAAGTGAGTCTTCGTTTTTGATAAGTTGCTCTTTTTCTCTCTCGTACTCTGCGGTTTTTATGTTTGCATCTATAAGAGAGAGTTTTGAGTTTAGAGCCACTTTTGCCTCTTGGACCGCACAAGGGTATATATCCTCTACGGAGCTTAACTTCATAGATAATTTTCTCTTTATCTCCTTAAGCTCTTCGACCTCTCCGGTTGTCTTTATATCCTCCAGATCATAGGTAAGCCTTTTTATGTCGTTCTCTTTTTGTTTTGCTCTTTCTCTCTCCTCTCTGATAGGTTTTACTATCTCCTCTATCTTCCTGTCTATCTCGCCCTTAATCGCCTTTTGTAGCTCTCCTTTTGAGGTTAAAATGCCGAATTTTCTCTTTCTTTGTATATAGTCATCAAGTAAAGAGATAAGATCGACTTCGAGATTTTCCTCCTGCTTTAGTAGCTCATTGCTCTCTTCTATATACTCTCTTATCTTTTGCTCTCTCTCTTTGTATATCTCCTCTTTTAGCTCATCTTGTCTTTGCTTAAAAGAGTCCGTTATGACTTTTATCTCTTTTTCAAGAGCGGTAAAGTTTCTTTTTATCTCATCAAGAGGTTTGGTTATCTGTATCCTGCTACCCTTAAACCATTCGTATATGGTTCTTGATATCTCCTCATCCTCTTTTAATATGGATGTATCCTCTACTTTTAGCTCATTTCCAGCCCAAGACTTCATCAAGTCCACCATTTTTGCAACTTCCTTAGAGTTTTCTACGATATTCCCCTCTTTAAACTCTATCCTTACCGGAGATATGCTCCACTGTTTAGCTTTGTTTTGGACCTTTATACTTCTAAAAAATGCCTCTTTGGGAGTGCCTGTCAGCCCTGCAAATCCGCTTATGATCTCTTTTCTCATCTCACCTCCTTCTTGACGGGTTTTCCATTTACGATATCAATAACCCAGTCGCTATCTTTATAAATCTTTTTGTCCTCCTTTATGGTTGTAAAAGAGACCACTAAAACCCATATGAAAGTTGCAAAACATAATGTATAAATCATTATTTGCCATTCACCACTACTCATGTCAATCTCCTCTTAGTAGCTTAAATCTGTATTTTTTGATACAATGTCGTTTAGGGTTTTTTATGACCCCGCCTTGGAGGTATGAGAGCAGTTCGCCAACAGTCGTCATACCTCCTCTTATAGCCACTTGAACTATGCGGTACTCAAGTCTTGCATTCATCTTAACTCCTTTTAACGATTTCTTAATCTTTTTATGCTATCATCGTGCCATCGGAAATGTCTAAGTTGCATATAGGTAGTTAGCCACTATCTTATGCTTTTGTCGGTTATATATCTTTAGCTATCTATTATTTGCTAAAATCATTTTAACCGACTTGTGGGGCGGAGCTGGCTACTTCGCCCCTTTTATATCTTATCCTCCTTGTGTAGTTTTTTTGTCATCATTGCTTCATAATATTTAACTATTTCATTATAATTTGGAGTAATTTTTTTTATTTTTTCTAAGTCTATTTTAACCCCAAGTGGGATTTTTTGTGTTTCTCCCGCACCTATCGTTACACTTTCTCTCGCAAATAAATCAACTGAACTGCTGTATTTAGTGGCTCTTTGTGGCTCGCACACTTTATCTAATACTTTAAACATTTAACAACTCCTTATTCTTATGTATGTTTCCAATTACTTCAAAAATTTTATATTGAATTTGTGGAACAACTAAAGTTTTAGTTTTTTTACAAGCCCCAAATGCTTTAAAACAACTATTATCAAAACGAATTACCCATATTCCATTTTTTTCACATTTAACAATATCTCCCTCGTAAATCTCCACACCTAACTTGTCTTTTAACCCTGTGTATTGTAGAAGTTCAAATTCGTTAGTATAAACTTTTTCTTGTTCAATTATTTCTCTTGTCTTGTTTGTCTTATCTAAATAGACGACTAAGTTTGTATTTCCTTCTCTATCAAACTTAAAAGTAGTTATTTGTTTTGCAAACATTTTTCTTCTTTTATCCCAAATTCTAAATTTAATCTCTTTCATTTTAATTTACTCTCCTTTCAACTTTCATACTCATACATATCCCCATAAAACCTTCTACACACTCCACATTTCATAGGATAGTTGTCTCCCTTTTTTGGTTTATTCTTACACCCGCCGCAACTGTTTTGTTTTTCAAAATCATCAAATATTTTATTAATTAAATTTTTTACTCTATGCAGATATAAATGTTTAATTATCCTTTTATAAACAATATTACCATTATCATCTACTTTAATATTAATATCTTCATAGAAAGATTTATCATTTTGAAATATATACTCAAAAGCTTCTTCTCTTGTCATCTGCTTGCCTTTAGTTCGTATTGTTCAAGGATTATCAAGTCTTTTAAACTTGCCGTGTAATAATCAAAGGTATATTCTCCTCTTTTGTCCCATTCGATTAATGCGATAGCATTGTCTGTGTATCCCAACAAGCAAAACTCTTTATCTTTTAAGTCGGTATGAACATTGCTGTGATCTTTAAATTTTACTTTTGCACAAAAATATTTTTGCATCTGCTTTCCTTAAAACTATTTACAGGGACGCACACTTAAAATGAAGAGATTTTCTATCTGCGGTTGCATTTCGGAAGGTGGAGCAAGGAGTCAACTCCGTGTGCGTCCTTATAAATAGTCTTAGCTCCCGTCTCCGAGCTTTTTGAAAGACTTTGCCAACATCACTAAAAAAGTGCCTTACCGTGGCCGCGGACGGCAAGGGGGAAGTTAAAAAAACTTGTAAGCACTCCCAAAACTTCCGGAGGGAAGTTTAAAGGTGTCCCCGAATATAAAGACGACAGGAGAGAATAACACTCCTTTTTGTCTTCCTACTCCTCATGGAAGTGCTTACTAAAGAACTTGAAACGGTTTTAATCGTTTCGATATTGAAAGTGTAATATAAATACACTTAATAATAACTTAAATAGGGTATTATTAATACACTTTTTTACTTTTTTATGCTATAATCTATAAAATTTTTGAGAAAGGATGAGGTTATGAGTATGAAAGAGTTGATACTGGAGCTTGACGAAGTAGCTCAAAAGTTAAAAGATGAGTTAAGACATGACAAAAACGGTGCGAGTGTTGATGAGAAATGGATAAGGGTATTTGATATGATCATACTGGATATCATCGACATAAGAAATGTTATAGACTTTGCCACCGGCAAAAAAGATATAGACTGGGAGTTTGTTAAAAAGGCTATAAAGAAAGACTTATCAAAGCAGTCTTAAAATATTCCAAGGTTTCTATGCCGGATTTTACCTTTGAGGCTTTATCCATGAAAGCCTCTATTTTTTTATAGATGGACGAAGCCTTTTTGTCATCTTTTGTAAAACACTCAAAGGTTTTAAGTGCTTCTATAAGTCTATCGTATCCGCCTATCTGATAAAGCTCAAGTGCTTCTTTAAGATTGTTTGTAACCTTTACGATAATGATCTTCTCTTTGCTTTTAAGAGAGCTTGAGGCTTTGACACTCTTTATAAAATCGTCGATATCTTTTATAACACTATCTATATCCTCTTTTACATCCACACTATCCCATAAAGCATCAGCCAATACCATATATAAAGGCTTTATATTTGATATGATTTGTTTTATCCCTTGCGGGGATTGGGTTAGATTTACCATATGAACGAGGTTTTTTGTATCTCTTATCATATTTTTATAGTTTTGCAGTTTGCCTGAATTTTCAAGAATCTTTTCAAGCAGTGCTATTTGGTTGTCAATGATATGCAATCTTTCATATACTTGGAATATATTATTTACCCCAAATATCGTCTTATATGCTTCTATCATTGTAGAAGTATTACGAGAATTTTTATCTATGGATAGAACAAAAGTATATATGATTTTCGCCGGATTTTTCATCTGTTGTCTCCTGAAGTTTTCAATGTCGCCCCGTTTCTCATCCATAGAGTTTCATAAGCTATTAACTCCTGATATGGGGATATAACATCATCAAAGATTGAATCTTCTCTATTCATAATTTACCTCTCATGAAAAGATTATACCAAAATTAGAGTAAAGATTTGTTGATATTCTACAAAACTCCGGCAAGTTTTAGGCGGCTTTGGCGGTTGTTTATGTTTTGTTTGATGACGGCTATCACTTTCGCTATCTTTAGATAGTGGATCTTCTCTCCGTCAAGCCTTATATTTATGGTGCGGAAGTCGTCGCTTTTGTTGTAAGGGATAAATTGGATAAAGAAGTTGTCATTATCACGATAATATATCTTTACTGCACTTTCGTTTTGCAGGGTATAATGCACAAGATCGCCGTTTTTGAGATCGTCTATGCCGTTTACCGGTTTGCATACTACTGTGTCCGAGTCCTCTATCTCCGGAGACATGCTATCCCCACAACATTTAAGAGCATAGATATCGGGGGAGTATATATCTTCGCTTACATAGACAAATTCGTCCGATGCCTGATAGATATCCGGCAGAGGAAGCCCGCAGGAGGTTAATCCTACGATTTTTATTTTTTTTACTTGAATTTTGTCGTTTGAACCAAAGTAACCAGGGTCTAATTCTAATGCTTTTATGATTTTATTTAGATTTGTTAGTGTTGGAGTATTTTTATTTTGTTCATAATTTGATATAGCTACTCTATTTACATCTATCATTTTTGCTAATTTCTCTTGTGAAATTTTTTTATCTTTTCTGGCTTTTTTAAGCTTCTCTCCAAAAGTTAACATATTATCTGATGTTTGGCAAGTATCATTCGGAGAAAGTCCGTGGGAGGCTAATCCTAAGATTTTTATATAGGTTTTGTCGCCAATATTAAAAAAGTTACTTACATCTACATTTAGCAAATCTGCTATAGCTGATAATTTATCAATAGGTGGGTTTTTAATACCACCTTTACGATAGCTATCTATGGAATTTTTGGTTAATTTTACACCTATTTTCATTAGTTCATTAGACAATTTAGCACTTGTATAATTAGATTTTTTGATAATTTTAGTAAATTTTTTATTGTCAAACAAAATAGCTCCTTTTTTAGAGGAATTATTATAACATAATTCTAAATCCTTCCTATCATCTGCAATCGTCTGGCTCTTGAACTGTTTTTGAACTTATTAATGGCTACTACTTTGTTCATCTCCAAAAACTGGGCTTCGCTGTCATCAAGCCTTATGGTTTTTACTTTGAACTCTTTAGTTGGGTTATAGGGGATAAGTTGGATAATGTTTGCATCTTCGTCTTTAAAATATATCTTTATAGCACTTTCATTATAAAGTCTATAATGCACTATATCTCCATTATTTATATTTCTGTCGAGAGGATCGCATATAACTTCATCTCCGTCGTCTATTTCAGGCGACATGCTATCTCCGTTTGCTATGAGGGCATACATTTGAGGGTTGTAGTTATTTCCGCCGTAATAGCAGTATCTATCTATCTCTTGGAGATGGTTCATATCAGGACCACCGCAAGAAGCCGTGCCGACTATTGGTATCTTTCTAACTGGTTTTATATCGCTATCAACTCCCAAAAGATAATCGGTACTTACATGGAGGATTTTTGATAAAGCTGTTATAACTTGTGTTGATGGATTTATATTTTTGCCATTTTTTCTTCTATATGACTTTACAGTATCTATTGATATATTTATATTGTAATCTTTTGATAAAATATTTACAATATCAGCATTTGAAAAGCCTCTCTCTTTAATTGCAGATGACAGTCTATCAGCTATAAGCTTCATAATCTCTCCTTCAAAGAATTATTATTATACACTTATAAAGTGTTGCTAAACTACACTTGTTTAATCTTTATATAAGTGTAGATGTTATACACTTACACCATGAAAAGAAAATATTTAAAAAATTCATTAAAGCAAATTGGTTATTCTGTTGACACTATAAAGTCATTAATGTGCGGAAGAGCAAAACCCTCAATGACTAAAGCTATCGAACTAAAAATTAAGTTCGACATACCTCTTGATGCTTGGCTTGACATTAAAGCCTATTTACAGAGCAAATCGGATAACTCCTATCTTAAACAAAATATTAACAAAGATGCACAAAAACCATCAAGTGCAGAGGATAACCCCAATAGACAGGAGGCAGTATGAAAAATAAAGAAGATATAACGGTTGATGTTGTAGATAAAGTTGTTGATTTTGTAAACAGTCTAACAGAGGATGAAAAAGTTGTATTTTATCAAGCTTTTTTATTGGATAGTGCATTTTGGACGGTTTTTGAACGGAGTTTAAGAAAAAATGAGAAACCACCGCACCAAAAGTAGTAGTTATTTGTATGAGTCTATAAATCGCTTTACAAGTTTTTTAAACTGTTTAGCGGCTTTTTCAGGCTCTTTGATGTCTTTGATTTGGTGTAAAGCATATTGGGATGCTATTTGTTCGAGTGTATCTGAAGTGATACCAAGTGTTGACTTTTCTAAAGTTTTAAAAATATCTTTTTTGTCCATATCGTTCCTTTCTTGGTGCGGTAGCAGGATAGCATTATAACATAAAATGTAAAAGGGGGCAGTATGAAAAATAAAAAGGAGAAGATAGAGCATATATTGGAAAAAACAAAAGAGTTCAGGAAGCGTCCGGATAGATACCGAATAACCCATAAGCCTATCTCTTTTGAAAGAAAGATAGATTTTATATATGAAAATCTTGAGTTTTATGAGTTGTTCCCCTTAGATACGCAAGAGATAGAATATCTAAGAGGTTTTTTAGATGGGATTCAGCAGTCGGAAAAACTGTTGTGATCTTTGTGATCTTTATGTTTGGAAACATGGTTGTTGACACAGTCGGAAAATGTGTCGTGAAGAGCAAAGGCTCTTTTATAGATTTCTTCAATCTCATTAGAAGAAAGCTTTGCTCCTTTTTGCTGTTCGAGGCTTATGACAGAAGTTATAAAAGATGTTTTTATAACCATAGCTTTGAAAAGTTCTCTTTCAGAGGTGAAAGTGTCTTTAAATGAGTTGTCCATTGTGATGTGTCCTTTCGTATTGATTTTGTTTTGTCGCTTATATCGTACCGAAAGGACACTTTAGAATAGGATAAAAAGGAGATGTAAAATGTTACAAGATATTTTTGGAGAGAGTGAAAGAGAGTGGGGGACGGTATATAAAACCGTTCAAAAGGTTATAAAAAGATATATGCAAAAAACCAACAAAAACATCAATGATGTGGCAAGAGAGCTTGGAACCACAAAAGGCTATCTCTATAAGCAGATGGACCCGAATTGCGACTCTCATCCGCTTAGCATAGATAGACTTCTGATGATAACTTATATCACAAAAGACAACGAGATACTAAAAACCATAGCCGAAGAGTTTGATATGGTTTTAGTAGAAAAGCAAAAGATAAGATGCAATATAGGGGATATAGATGAAACGGCAGACAAAGCGAATATAAAAAGCGGAGATCTGTTTAAGTGTGTAAAGATGTCCATTTCAGACGGCATCATAGACAAGAAAGAGAAGAGAGCGATACTAAAAGAGATAAATGAAGCCGAGAGGATAAATGCTCTTTTAAAAGAGATCATAAAAGAGGTGTGAGATGATGAATAAAGCAATACTACAACAATTAAACCAAAGACCAATAGCATACTATCCGATATATAGACAACTTACAGGTAGCACAACGGCGGGGATATTGCTATCACAAATGATGTATTGGTTTAGCAAAAAAGACAAATTTTTTAAAACTGATAGCGAACTTATGGAAGAGACTATGCTGAGTGAAAGAGAGTTAAAAACGGCAAAAATAGTACTTAAAAAGCTTAACTTTTTAACTATTACAAGAGAGGGAATCCCCGCAAAAACTTATTATCATATAGATTGGCAGCTATATGAAAATAGTATCCAAGCAAGTTCGGACGAAACATCCCAACAAGTTAGGACGAATCGTCCAAACTGTACAGGACAAATCGTCCAAACTGTATCGGACGAATCGTCCAAACTATATAAGAATAATAATTTAATTACAGAGACTACTACAGAGACTACTAACAGAGAGAAAAAAGAAAAAGATAAATCTTTTTCACAAAAAATCAAAAATTTTTCATTTTCACTCTCAAAAAAATTCTCTTTTGAAGCTTTAAGCAAAGAGTATCAAGACAGACTGTATGCATATGCTATAAGCAAAGACAGTGCAGATAGTTTTGAGGCTTTTAAAGATTATCACTGTTCGGTAGGCTCAAAGTTTAAAAACTGGAGCAGAGCTTATAATACTTGGCTGAGAAACAAAGAGCAGTACGGACAGAGTGTATCATCTCCCATACTTGCAAAAAGCTTTTCAGGAGAAGATATATATCTTTCGCTTGATAAAAAATTCGCAGTCAAAAAAGGCGACGACAGTTACAAGCTCTTAGAGATAACCGCAAAAAAAGAGAATTATTCTCCTCCTGAGCCTATCCCGAAGCAAATAGAACCGGCAAACAAACAAGAGTTTCAAAACAAACTTAGAGATTTAACAAAGAGGGTGAGATTATGAACTTGATAATAAAAACCGCAAATAAGCTAAACAAGCCAAAAGGAGAGATAGAGGCGATAAGCTTGGCATATGATGCTATCTCAAGATTTTCAGGTTTTACGGGGAAAATGGTGGATAATGCTATAGTCGAGATAAAGCTAAACAAAAAAAATGACTATGAGGAGTTGCCACTTAAACTTGTCGAAACTGTTAAAAATATCATCAAAAAAGACGGAGATGTGGCAAAGTTTTTCAACCCCTACCTCAAGGATAAAAATTTTCTCTCTTTTGCAAAAAAGTTTTATGAGAGGAGATTTCAGCCGAAAGATTTTTATATCAAGGGCATCATAACTTTCAGGCATTTAAAGCACTCAGTAAACGAAGATAGAACCGTAGAGGTAAGTTTCTATGACTATGACGGAAAGGCGGCTTAGATGACGAAAGAAACGATGATGCTCAACAAGATATCAACAGTTCAAGAAAGAAATTTACGACTGTATAGAGAAAACAAAAAACTAAAAGAAGAGAACGAGAAGCTAACCGGCAGGCTTGAGGAAACATTAGAGCTTATGAGAGATTACAAAAAAAAGTTTAAAAGATGCATTGATGAGACAAAATAAATACCACAACCAAAAGATAGCTATCGACGGGATAAACTTCGACAGCAAGAAAGAGGCAAGGAGGTACAAAGAGTTAAAACTTCTTGAGAGGGCAAAGGCGATAACCGATCTAAAACTTCAGCCTAAGTATCTTTTGCAGTCGAAGTTTAGATACAAAGGAGAGGTTCAAAGAGCCGTTTACTACATAGCGGATTTTAGCTATATCCAAAACGGCAAAGCTATCGTAGAGGATGTAAAGGGGCATAAAACGGAAGTTTATAAGCTTAAGAGAAAGTTGTTTTTATCGAAGTACAGGGATATTGACTTTAGGGAGATATGATGAAATTTGGAGAGGCTATCATGAAAGCAAGAGAGGAGATAAAATTAAATCAAGAAGTTTACACTCTTGATATACCCCCTCACGAGGAGAGGATGAGCTATAAAGAGCTTTGTGAATATTATAACAACAAGCTTTTTAGATATTGGCTCTCTACCCTTAGTGAAGATATACCGGCTTTTGCAAAGGTGCAGACACTTAATTGTTTGCTTGGAAGGATAAAATGCCAAGGTTAAGCAAAAAACAGTGGGAAGATGTAAAAGCGGACTTTGTTACAGGAGTTTATACACTTGAACTTTTGGCAAAAAAGTATGGGGTGGCAAAGAGTAGCATAAGTAAAAAAGCGAAAAAAGACGGGTGGAGTAAGATAGATGCGGAGGTAACCGCAGAGCTTGTTGAGATAGAAAAAAGAAACAAAACGAAACTTGAGCTTTTAAAGGAAACAGAAAGGAAAACAAAAGTCCCCCCTCAAAAGTTTGACAGAGCCATAAGAGAGATAACCAACTATCAGGAATATATCCACTCTCTACAGCTAACGGCGGCTGAAAAGATAAGAGAAACCCTAAAAGACGGTAAAGTCGAAGAGATAGCGACAGTAAGCGGAGAAATGGGAGAGATAAGAGTTGTCGAAAGGAAACTAAACCCAAGGGAGCTAAAAAGTTTAGTTGATGCAATAGACAAGGCGGGGCAGACTATCGGGGTAGTGCCGAGGTTTAGCCAACAGGTAAATATCCAAAACAATCAGATCGAAAACAAAACCATAAAGGTGGAGATAGTTGAAGCTTAAAGTTGCAAAAGTATTTAAAGAGTTTTTAACCTGCCAAAACAAACATGCGGTTTTGTACGGGGGAGCTGGAAGCGGGAAGAGTTATACCGCCGCACAGAAAATCATTATAAGAACTCTAAGTGAAACTCCTCATAGGTTTTTAGTAGTTAGAAAAGTGGCTAAAACTCTTAGGATAAGTGTCTTTAACCTCTTAAAAAAAATCATATCCGATCTTGACCTTGATAGTGAATTTAAAATAAACGAAACAAATATGAGCTTTGAGTGCAAACTAAACGGCAATCAAATTATCTTGAGCGGACTTGATGACAGAGAGAAATTAAAATCTATCTTTGATATAACTGGAATATGGGCAGAAGAGGCGACAGATTTGGAGAGGAAAGATTATGAACAGTTGAATTTAAGACTTAGAGGCAAAACCGCCAACTATAAACAAATCATATCTACATTTAACCCCGTTTCAGCCGAAAATTGGGTAAAAAAATACTTCATAGACGAACCGCCTACAGACGATATGTATGTCTTGAAAACCACCTATCTTGACAATCCTTTTATAGATGAAGAGTATGAAAAGACTATGCGGGAGATAAAGAAAACCAATCCCCACTACTACAAAATATATGCACTTGGGGGATGGGGAACTCTTGAGGGGCTTATCTATGAGGATTATGAAACAGTTGATGAGATGCCGGAGTATTTTGAGGATGAGTTTATAGGTATAGACTTTGGTTATAACCACCCCTTTGCGATAGTGCATATAAGGATAGATAAAAGGGATTTGTATGTAGATGAGCTTTTTTATGATAGGAAATGGGACAATCCTAAGGTGGTGGAGTGGGCTTTGAAAAATATCCCTTGGGCTAAAAGAATAAGAGGCTTTGGGGATAGTGCAAGACCTGATCTCATAAGCGAATGGCAAGATGCTGGGTTTGACATACAAAAAGCCAATAAGAGTGTATTTGAGGGTATCAACACCGTAAAAAGTTTCAATATTCACATAACAAAAAGAAGCACAAATATAAGAAAAGAGATAGGTCTGTATGTTTGGAAAACGGATAAGAATGAAAAAAGCCTTGATGAGCCTCTAAAAGCAAATGACGATGCAATGGATGCGATTAGATACTCATTAACCCCATACATCAAAAAAAGCGGCAAAACAAAATCTTTCAAGTTGGAATGGCTATGATAGAAGCAAATGAGTATTATATAACTAAAACCGCCGAAGAGGTGGGAATAGAGGACAAAAAGATAAAAAAGCTTATAGAGAGGTTTGAGGGGTGGAGGATATACATACGAAAGAAAAGAGGGGAGTATGAGAGGATAAGAGATATGTATAAGCAAATGATTGATATGGGGCTAAAAAGAGCCGAAGCGGTTAAAAGACTATCAAGAATGTACGAAAAGAGTGAAAGCCGCATAAGAGTAATAACGGCGGAGAGAAAAGGGCTTTTTGATGAATAAAAAGATAAAGAAGATAGCAAAAGAGGTTATGGATGAGATAGCCAAGCTGAGACTAAAAAGCAAAAAGGAGATAGAGGCTTTTGTAAAGGAGAAATTGGGAGATTTTAACCAAAAAGTGCAAGAGGAGATAATAAAAGAGATGAAAAAAAGAGGGGTTTCTCTTATGCCTGATAGGGAGGTAGATATAAGCACACTTTTGTATGAAAATGCGAAACATTTAAGCAAACAAATAACATCTATACTCCAAAAAGCAAACATCAAAAAGCAAACCTATAAAGCTATAGCAAAAGAAATTTATGAGGGATACGGCTTTAGAAAAGAGTTTATGAAGTCGGAAAAAGCATTCCCTAAGTATCTTGTCAAGGCGATAGAGAGCGGAGAGTATGAGGAGGCTATCAGACAGATAGAGAAGATAAAAACAAGAAGTTTGAAGTTTACCTATGAAAGACTTATGAAAGAGCTTGAGAGTATAAACAGAAGAGCTTTGCAAAAGTATATGAATAATGTTTACTATGAAAAGCTTAGATACTATGCTACAAGGATAGCCGATACCGAAACACAAAGGGAGGCTATGCGAAAAGATGCTTTTGAGTACCTAAGCGACGACAGAGTGGAATTTGTAAGATACAGACTTAGCTCATCTCATCCAAAAACCGATATTTGTGACTTTTATGCAAATCTTGATATAGGATACGGTAGAGGTGTAGTAAAAAAAGAGGATATGAGAACTTTACCTATGCACCCTTTTTGTCACTGCTACTATGAGCCTTATCACGGAGATATAAAAGGCAAAAAAAAACCTTGGAAAGATGCGGTAAACGACACTATGAGAGGTTTTAGCGAACGACAGCAAAAAGAGATACTTGCCACTAATGCGATGCTTGGCAGGTTTAAAAGTGGGGAGGATATAGAGAAGATATTTAACACGATAAGACCGAAGTATCCGATAAAAAGGTATGTGGATGAGTTTGGGTATAATAATAAAATGGATTTGCAAAATATGCTACAAGAGGTAAAATCCTCTAAAAAACTTACAAAAAATAAGATAGCTGTAGGAACACTTGAAGATAGAGTTGTTGAATTCTTAGAAAAAAGAGATATACCGATACATACAAAAGAAATTTATCTAACTTCAAAAGGCTTATCGCATCTATCAAGAGATAGTAAGAAAAAGCGTGGTGCAGGGTTAAGTGATGGAGATATTTTAAATATACCAAATATTTTAAAAATATCAAAAGTATATTTCGATGATGATAAAAATAAATTAAATTTGCTTTTTTGCAAAAATAAAGATAAATGCGAAGATATTGTAAAAATAGTTGTAGATACAAATTCAAATGATAAAAAATATAAACAACTCACATTAATAAAAACTGCTGGATATATAAAAGAAGCAAATTTAAAAGGATATATAAGAATTATTTGAGATGTGGAGAGCCGGTAACCCCTCTCATACTGGTCGTAACCATCGGCGGCACTACCGGTGGGTAAAACCCTTTCCGCCTTTCACATCTCTTGTCAATATTATATCACACATCTATACAAAAATCAACCCTCTTTAAAAATATCCCATTTCTCTTTAAAATCTTCTAACTTTGACAATGGAACTGATTTTACTTCATCATCGTTTAGTTTATCAGCCCAGCTCATTGGGATAATATAGCATATTCCTATCTGTTTATCAACTGCTACATATACATCACAATCTTTTGAAGTTATCCTTTTACCTCTATTTCTATCATGATGATAATCTATGCCCCGTCCACCCCTATCTCTATCTTTAAAACTAATCACATTCCCTGTAGATATCCCTTTTACTTGTACTCTTAAGAGTGTTCCATTTGTGTCAACTATAGCATCATACCTACTACTTCTAACATCTACACTACTTGCATTAAACCCGGCTAAAATTGCACGGGCAACAAAGATAAATTCGGCACTATCTCCAGCATTTGCAGTCATTATACCGCTTTCTATGTGGTTTATATTGGTGCTAAAACCGTTTGTTAATGCAATATAGAGTGATTTTTTTAGAATTTTTTTTAAATCCGTCTTTATAAATTTGAACTCTTTTTTTAGCTCATCATCCTTAATAAGACTTTGTATCTCATCTATATTTTTATTTGATAAATGTTCTAAATTTATCTTATTTGCGATATCTTCAAAAAATCTTGTTTGATAATATTTATAAAGGTTGGCTTGGCTTATATTATATTTTTCAGCAATTTTTTTTATGCAACTTTTTTTGTAGTTACATTTTTTAAGTTCGTCAATGTATTTGCACATATGATAGCCTTTTTAATCTCTTTTGCAATAGCACTTATTACGGGGACAGATACAGAGTTTCCTATCTGTTTATACAGATGAGATTTTGCAAGATTTGGCAATACAAAACTATCTGGATATCCTTGAAATCTTGCACATTCTCTTGTGGTTAGTTTTCTTATATCTTTATCGTCTAAGACGATTGGGACATTATGTCCGCCAGTTCCCATATTTGCGGTAAGAGTTGGGCATACATTAGATTTATTTTCTCTAACATATACTCTCCTCCATTGATAGATAGTATCTTTGTTCTTTATCTCTTGTTTGAGTATTTCATAATATTTGCTATTGTTATAATAAAAATAACTATCTACTTCTTTATCTAACAAATCTCTAATAGATTTTTTTAATTTTATTGGCTTTGGGAAGGTAAAATTATTATAAATATCTTTATTCTTGAAAGCTACTATGTAAATCCTCTCTCTATTTTGAGGAATACCAAAATCACGACTATTTAGCACTTTGTCTTTTATGTGATATCCTCTTTGGGTGAGGGTTTGAATGATAACTTTGTATGTATTGCCTTTATCATGGGATTTTAGATTTTTTACATTTTCTAAAAATATAACTTGTGGGTTTATTTCATCTATAAATCTAAGTATTTCAAAATATATATTCCCTCTTTTATCGCTAAAGCCTTTTTGATATCCAGCTATAGAAAATGCTTGGCAAGGAAAGCCGGCAGTAAGTATATCCACTTTTGGAACTTTTTTTTCATCTAATTCTTTGATATCGCAGTTATAAAGTATATGATCGAAGTTTGATTTATAGGTAATTGTTGCATTTTTATCTATTTCATTAGCCCATAAAACATCAAATCCATTTTGCATAAAGCCTAATTCTATCCCGCCAATTCCTGCAAACAGTGAACCTATAGTCATAAATCATCCCTTAACTTTTGGAGATTGGAAGTTTTAATTTTAGAAGCAAGGGGAGACCGTCACCCTCCCATAATGGCGACTTAGGTCTTAAGCCCCCCATCGGTGGCAAGACGGATTATTTCCACCTGCTCTTGCTCCTACTAATAAAATTATAGCCTATTTTTTCATCTTTTTCAAGTCTCCTTAAAACTATCCTCTATCTCACTCTCTATCTTGGCAAAATCATCAGGGTCTATCGTGTTTAAATCGTTTGAGATGATTTGAAGAGCTTTTAACTTGAAATATGTCGGAGAGGTTATTATATCTTTCATCTCACTCAAAGTAGCTATCTCTTTATCTATATCTATGATGTCAAAGGTTTTAGGATAAGAAACGGTTACATCATTACTTGCCCCAAGAAAACGACACATTACATCAAATATCCTGCTCTCCAAGTCATTTAGCCTAAGTGCAAAGTTACCAAGAGATGAATTTAAACCTTGAAATTTGATAGATAATGCGATACCGCTTTCTTTACTTTGGTTTGTGGATACATCATAAGCTATCTTGTCTATTATCTCCTCAATCTTAGCTATCTCTTTTTGATATATCTCGGCAGGTGCAGCGGGAGGAGCTATAAAAACAGGAGGCTTTGTACCGACAGGATGGGTTATGGCATTGTCTATCGATAGAGTTATACCCTCATTTTGGCTTTGGTTTGTTTCTATGGCAAGGAAGCTGAAAGTTTGACCTCTTAGTATCTCATCAAGCTCACTTTTAAGGTTGTAATGTCTTTTTGAGAGTGATGCGATCTGAGTAAACTCTCCCGTGCTTGGGAACTCTCCGCTTTCAGAAAATATCAAAACAGGGCAAACCCCTATGCTATACTCTCCGCTATCAAGCACTCTATCGTTTTCATCCTTTACCATCCAACTTTTTGTATCGTAATATCTTGTTATGTTTATCTTGTCATTTTTTTCATCTACTATGGTATCGTTTATGATAACATACTCAAACCTACCGAATTTATCGAGTTTATACTCTTCTATGCTTTGAGGCGGTATTTCTACAAGATAGGGTAAAGCTCTATTGTCTAACTGCTCTTTTAGTGTACTTGGTAAAGTTTTTGGCATATCTACAAGTATCAGTCCGCTACCTCTTGCTTTAGCTCTTTTAGCGAAAGAGGAGATAAAGACATCCATAGAATCGCCCTTATTGTTACAATCATCAAAAACTCTTTTTATCATATCGTTTTTTGTAGTTCTTGTCGGAGACTGCTTGAAAAGATAGCCTATGTATCTATCTACTTTTGAAGCAAAAAAGTTGGTATAATAAGCTATCTCTTGTCTTTTTTTATACTTTGTATCACTCTCTCTTGGATATTTGTCTATATATCCGCCGTTTAAAAATCCCCCATCTCCGTTTATCGCCTCATCGGCAAAACTCCACTCTTTTTTGCACTGTTCAAATGTCATCTTATATCCTTTAGTATCTTATCAAGTTCTTCAAAAGTTTTCTTTATAGCTTTATGCACAAAATCATCCCCTTTGTAGCCCGGATGCCGCACTCTCTTTGCAAAAACAAATCCGCTTAAACTTTTAAATCTCAAAACCTTTCTATCTTTAGGAACTATAGTATGAGGCTTTGTCCCCTTTAAGACAAATAAGATATAGTTTAATCTTCCGTATTTGCTATCTACCATCATATTTCTATCTTTTATGTATACGATACCAGCTTGGCTTTTTAGCCTATAGTCTATATTCCTCTCAAGGGCAGATCTCTTTTGATAGTGCGGTTTTGCAAAAAATCTTAAGTTTTTGTATGCTGCTACTGTTGTCTTCTCTATAGCTTTAGAGCTTAACTCTTTATCTATTATTGAGAGTTTCTCAAGGGTTTTTTGTGGGTTTGTTACGGTTATCCTCATTGTTTTGCTATCAAATCTTTTATCTTAAATCTAACCATACCGGCTTTGAAGTTTGCAAGTCTATCCTCATCGGTTATGGTATTTAAAAGCTCAACCTTGCAAGGCATCTTAAAAAGAGAGTCGATAACCTTGTTTGATGCAGTTAAAAACTCACTGTATAATTTTTCAATATCGTTTTTGGTATCAAACACTATGAGAACTTCCAATGTTACCGTAGTTAGCACCCCTTTATACTCCATATCTTCAACTATTACTCTTGCAAAAGGGCAATTTATCGCTTTGTCTGCCCCTTTTTCAAGTCCTATTTTTACAGATTTGAAAAGATTTGTATCTATGATAGCCTCTTTTGTCATAACAAGGTATGGATATGTGTCTATCATCTTATCCTCTCCCCACAGCCATACCGCCTATCCCGCCTATGGACGACTTTGACTCTCTTAGATAAAAATCAAAATCAGCCTTATAAGCATCAAACTTATCTCTCATTCCCTCACTTTCAAGCTGTTTTCTACAAAGTAGCATATAAACCTTGGCTTTTGTGAGCTTTTCTATATAATACTCATCACTTATGCCGAGCTTGTCGGTAATTTCAATATAAGCCTCATTTTCTGTTTTTTCGAGTATATCCTCCATTGAGGAGACTACAAAGCTATCATCATACTCATATCTCATTTTTTTAAGCCTTTTTTGTTTGATTTTATGAGGTTTTTTCACTATCTTTTGGAAAAAAATAGTGAAAAGATAAGCGATAATGTTTCAAAATAAATTCGAGAGGAATGAAAATGTTTGTAAAACTTCAACAATTGCTTGAGGCAGGGAAGATAAGCAAAGAGGCAGCGGAAGCTTTGGATGCAGAAATAAGCTTAGAGCTTAAAAAGCTAAGGGACGAGAGTGCATCTTGGAGGGTTAAATATCAGGATTTAAACAAAAACTATGAAAGTATCTCTAAGACAAAAGAGGAGCTTGAGGCTAAACTATCCAATTTTGACAAAGAGATACAAAAAGCAAAAGATGAGGGGAAAAGTGAGCTTGTAAAAGAGCTTGAAAAAGAGAGAACTCAAATCCAAGAGCTACAAGCAAACCTTGAGAATATCTCTAAAGAGAACAGAGCTTTAAAGGTACAAAGCGGTATAGATAGGGCTTTGCAAAACTATGAAGTGATAGATAAAGAGCTTGTTTCAAGTTATATCAGAAATCTTGTAGAGTTTAAAGACGATAACTTGAAATTTAAAAAAGGGGATAGTCTCCTTGACTTGGAAGAAGGGCTTAAGAGCTTTTTTGAGGATAAAGCCCACCTCTTGAAGTCTAAAGGGCAAGGCGGTAGCGGTACGGAAAAAAACGGAGGCAATTTTGCAAAAGATAGCCTAACCGCTCAAAAATTGGCAATGCTAAATAAATAAAGAGGTAAAAAATGGCAAAAGTAAAACTTGAAGATTTATTTCAGGCGGAGTTGTGGAGTAGTGATGACTTTATAGCTGCACCGGAAATGCAAAATGTGTTAAACAGTGGGCTTTTGGTGCAAGATACAAAGCTACAAGCTTTGGTAAATGCAAGTGAAGCAGGGACAAAATTTGAATTACCATATATCGATGAGCCTGATTATAGTGAGCCTGAAGGTATGGACGATAGCGATGATGAGATTACTACCAAAAAACTACAGTGGGCGAGTATGTGGGCTACTGTAGGAATGTATAGCAATGCTTATGGTTTTGCACATATGGCACAACTATTGGCAAGAGATAGCGACCCTGCAAAAGTGATAAGAGATGTGATAGGTAACTACTGGGGCAGGGATTTACAAAGAAGGATTATAGCAACTATTATTGGACTTGCCGCTAAAGCTGGGAGTGATCTTACTCTTGATGTGGCGGATGATAGTACGGATAAGCCTGATGTAGTGCTTGATAGTTCTGTTATCGTGGACGGTATAAGCAAAATGGGAGATATGCAGGATAAATTCCAAGAGATGTTTATACACTCTAAAGTTTACGGCGATTTGAAAAAGGCAAATTTGATAGATACCATACAGCCCGCACAAGAGGGGGCAAATCCTATCGAGGTTTACGGAAACTATAAGATAACCGTAAACGACTTATTGCCGGTAGCAGACGGGACAAACAAGAAAAAATACACTACCGTAATCGCCCAAAGAGGTATGTTTGCTTATGCGGATAAAAGCCTTGGTAGTGAGATGCCTCCTTTAGAAGTGTATAGAAACCCATTAAGCGGTAAAGGTGCCGGAGATAGCAAGATAATCAGCCGAAAAGGCTTTACACTCCACCCTATCGGTTTTAGCTATACAAAAACGGCTATGAACCCGACTTTGGCGGATTTGAAAGCAAGTGCAAATTGGAGCATGAAACTAAAAGCGAAGCAACAAAAATTCATTGCTATCGTAACAAACTAAGGAGAGATAAATGGCAGTAAATAGAAATTTTACGGAAAATTACACTCTTGGAGGCGGTGAGCTTTTTATCAAGATGAGTGATGAGGATAACTTTAGATATTTTGGAGCTACAAATGAGTTTAAGATAAATTTTTCAAGCGACAAGCTGGAGCATAAGAACTCAGAAAGCTCCACTCTTGTAACGGACTTGGAAGTGGTAAAAGAGGTTAGTTCTGAGGTTAGTTTTACAACTGAGGACTTAAACAAGAAAATCCTTGCTATGGCTTTTGGAGGAACTTATAATGAAACTTCTCAAGCTGCAGGGAGTGTTACGGATATGGCTTTTACCGCAGTTAAAGGTGGATATATCTATGAGCTTGGATATTTGAAAGTCAGCAATGTAGTTGTTACTTATGGTTCAAACGATACCGAAGCGGTAGAGGGAACGGACTATAGTGTAGATAGTGAGTTTGGAAAGTTAGAGATAGCCGAAAACTCAGCTATGGTAGGGCAGGATATAAAGGTGGATTTTGACTATGCGGCGATAAATAGGGTTGATTTTACCGCACTTGATAAAGTTTCAAGAGAAGTGGCTTTGAGGTTTATATCTCATCCGCAGGTGGGAAAAGCAAAGCAAACTACGATACACAGAATACAGCTCTCACTTGATGGGGATTATGCTCTAAAGAGTACGGACAATCTAACCTCTTTAAGCTTTAAAGGAAAAGTCTTAAAAGACTCAACCAAACCTGATGGAAAACAGTTTATAGAAACCGTTATGGTAGCTTAAGAGTGTGGGAAACCGCACTCTTTTTAAAGGAGTTGTATGAATTTATTTAGAAAGAGTAAAACTATAAAGTTTGACGAAAAGAGTATCGAAGTGTATGAAATAACTCCTGTCAATCTCACAAAGATAGCAAATGGGGAGTATAAAAGCAATGATGATATGCTTTTTGACTGTTGTAGTTTAAGTAAAGATGAGTTTGAAAAAATATCCATAGAGGCTTTAAACAAGATAAATGAGGCTTTTATAGAGTTAAACAAAGATCATCTATCTTTTGATAAGAAAGGAGGCAGTATCGACAAGGGGGAGTGATAAAGGGTGTTTGTATGCTTATAAGATACAACCACCGCTCCCCCGAGCTTTACGGTCTTGGCTTTTTTAAAGAGGCTTTAAAAGAGATAAATGAGAGTATAAAAGAGCATATGAAAGCCGTTGCAACTGCTTTGAGGGTGGCTTACTATGCTAAAGACGGGGATTTTTTCAAGTTTATAAAAGATGAGGAGGAAATGGGCGATGATGAGCTTTTATGCAGGTAAATACGAAAGATATAGTATAAGAAAAGAGCTGATAAGCCCAATCGTTAAAACAACTCTATACAGTATATCCTTTATACTAAAAAGCATAATTATAAAATATATGGGCAAAAACCAAAAGAGTATATGCAAGTCTAAATTTAAAAAAGTTGATATACCAAGCAAGGCTATAAAAAAGAGTATAAAATAATAAAGTGCATTGCCGAGTGAAAATATAAGATTGAACATAGCAAAATTATAGCAAAAAAGGTAAAAAATGGCAAAGAGCGATTTAACTATCGAAATATCCGCAAATACTAAAAAGGCTCTTGAGGAGATAAAGAAGCTTAAAACCGAGATAAAAAAATTCTCTGACGGAGTGCAAAGAAGCGATAAAACCGTCAAAAATAGCGACAAAACTCTATTGGGGTATGCAAACAGACTAAAAGATATGGCTCATGCTTTTGTGGCTTTTCAAGCGGTCAAGGGTGCAGTTGATACGATAGTGGACTTTCAGCACTCTATATCGAAGTTACAAGCTATTAGCGGGGCAACTGCCGAAGATATGGCAAAACTAAAAGCCGAAGCCCAAAAACTTGGTAAAACTACTATATTTTCAGCCTCTCAAGTTTCAGAGGGTATGAATTACCTTGCAATGGCAGGATATAAGACAAACGATATACTCTCTTCCACAAAAGATGTATTAAACCTTGCTGCCGTAGGATCTACCTCTCTTGGGGATGCGGCGGATATAGCAAGTAATATCTTGAGCGGTTTTAACATAAAAGCTAAAGATACAAACAAAGTGGTAGATGTCATGACTGCTACCACTACAAATGCAAATATGGTTATCCCAGAGATGGGGGAGGCCATGAAAATGGTAGCTCCGGAGGCTCATGCTCTTGGAGTTTCTTTAGAAGAAACATCCGCAGCGATAGGAACTTTGGCAAATGGAGGTATAAAAGGAACTCTTGCCGGTACGGGGCTATCGGCTATGTTGGCAAAGCTATCTGCTCCGGCAGGACAAGCCAAGGATGCGATAAAGAAGCTTGGGATAACTATCTATGATAGCAAGGGTAATTTTAAAGGACTTCAAAATATCCTTTTACAGTTTAATGAAAAACTAAAAGGTATGAGTGCAAAAGCAAAAGCTACATATCTAAGAGATATCTTTGGGCTTGAAACTCTAAAAACCGCTACTACTTTGATAGATAAAGTTGGAAGTGATTACCAGAGGTTATTTAAAAAGATAGAAAATTCCTCAGGATTGGCGACCAAAAAAGTCAAGGTTATGACTGATGATTTGTGGGGGAAGATAAAAGCCTTTGAGAGTGCTTTGCAGGGATTGGCTATAACGATAGGGGAAGATTTGCTCCCCGCACTAACCAATATAACGAAGAAATTTACCGCAGTTATATCATCAAGCGATAAGTTTTATGAAAAGCATAAAGAGCTTATAAAAGGTATCGTAGAGCTTACGGCTACCATATACGGACTTAAAAAGGTTATGGGTATTATCGAGGCGGTTATGGGGACAAAAATGGCAGCCGAGATACTCTTGAGCGAGGGGGCATTAGCGAAGCTTATAACCTCTTTTAAACTCTTAAAAACCGCTATCATCTCTCTTGGCAAAGCAAATGCTGCACTTCTTGCACTAACTGTTGCTATAGAAGGCATAAACTATGCTTTTGACAAATGGGAAGAGAGTATCGAGAAAACAAACAAACAGACAAAGAAACTCCAAGAAAGCACGAAAGAGTTTACGGACATTCAAGCAAAATTAAATAAAGCTCAAGCCGACTTTAACAAAGAGGGAAGCTATAAGCTAACAAAAGATGAGATAGACGAACTTGAAAAAAAGATACAATCTCTTATAGAAGCTAACGATAAAAGCATAGAGAGCATAAAAAAAAGCGGTGATACTTCCATAGAAGCAACAGCAAACATAAAAACCTTAACTTTGGAAAACGAGAAGCTATCGCATGATCTTAAAAAATTAAGCACAATAAAACCCTATGAAGAGGTAGCTACATCAGCTAAAACAGCCGAAAAAGAGGTTAATAAGCTCTCCAAAGAGGATGAGAAATATTATAAAAAAAGGGTAAAAGAGCATACCGCAACTATCGAAAAACTAAAAAACAGTGAAAAGAGTTTAACCGATAAAATCTATCAGCTTAGAAAGGATTTACAAAACAGGCTAAAAGAGATAGATAGGCAAAGAGTAGCATCTATCGAGGATATAAATGACAAAATTCACTCTTTAAATATAAGCGGATATAGCGACTATGACAAGTATGTCGATAAACAAAAACAAGCCGAGATAGCACTATCAAAAGCTAAAAAAGCTTTAAAAAATAGAGAGCTTGAAGATGCAAAAAGATATATGCAAAAGTATGAGGATATCGTTTCATCTCTTGCAAATACAGAGATAAAACAAAATAACGAGGTTATAGTTAGTAAAGAGCAAAGCAACCAAGTAGCTATAAGCGGACTTGAAAAGCTAAGAGAATTAAACGATACATACTACAAAGAGCAGAAACAAAAAGCCATAGAGCTTGAAGCCGAAAAAGAGGCGATTTTAAAAACTCAGCTTGAAGCTACAAAAGCACAAATGAGCCTTGAGTTACAAAGGCTTGAGATAGAAAAAAGATTACTTGAGGCTCAAACAGGCAAAAAGATAAATATAGATGTATCTGCTGCTAAAAATTCTATCAAATCGCTTGATGCTCAGATAAAATCTCTTGATAAAAAGGCAAAAGAGAATAAAAGCATCAATATGGACACAAGCGATGCTCTTAGAAAGGTAAAACAACTTGATACTGTTTTAACGATAAATGGACATACATTAAAAATTACAGCCGATACCACCCCTGCTGATTTTGGAATAGAGAAGTTTATAAATAAAACTGAAGGTAATACAATATCCATAGAGGTAAATCCTGAATATAAAAAAGCCAAAGAGAAAATTAAAAATGCAATAAACAATTTTGAAAAAACTCCTGTAAAAGCGAAAGTTGCAGCAGATACTAAAGAGGCGAATAAAGATATAAAAACGGTTAAAGGTAAGGGTAAAGAGCCTATAACATTTAAGATAAGAGATGATGACAGAGAAGCGAAAAAGAGCCTTGAAATGCTTAAAAAGCCTATCTCTACCGTTCTAACCGTAAAAGTAGATGCAAATAAAGCTTTTAGTGTGATAAACAAATTAAAACAAAATACTTCGTCTGTTCATACAATATATGTTAGGAAGATTGAGCGACATGCAGAAGGTGGGTTTGCCGGTAGTTTTACAAGAAAAATAGGGCGAATAGGTGGGTATGATCCTAACGATAAAGATGATGTGCCTGCACTTTTAACAAGAGGCGAGTTTGTAATAAAAAGAGATGCAGTTAAACATTATGGAGATGATTTTTTATATAGATTAAATAATAAACTTTTACCTAAATTTGCAACAGGCGGATTGGTAGAAATAAAAAATCCTCAAAAACTTATACAGCAATTAGATGATAATTCGAGTAACAATAGTAGCGGTAGTAGTAGCGGTAGTTGGGATGATTTGATAAAAGAGCTTGAAAAATTACTTGCAAATGATATGCCTAATAAATTTAGAAAAATATTTCAAACTATGCTTGATGAAGTAAAAAGTAAAAGAGATGCATCTGCTTTAATTTTAGAAAAAGAGGAAAATCTAAAAAATAGTGTAAAAAATAAATCTATGAGTGAAGATGAGTATAACGCTTATGAAGTTAAACTTAAAGGTTATGAAAATAGCTATAAAAAATCCATAGGTGGACTTGAAAAATATAATGAAAAGTTAAACAATGCAAAATTATCTCTTAAAAAGTATCTTGATGAAGTTGAATATTATAAAGATGAGATAGAAAAGAAGTTTGATGATATAGGTATTAATGAGCCTTATGGTGTAAAAAATAGTTATGATTTAGACAAGTTAAAAGATTATTTTGAAAAATTAAAAAAAATAAAGTTTCTTGACAACTCTTCCGCTTATCAAAAACTTATGGAGATGAGCTATAATACATGGAGTTACAATTATCCGTCTGCTTATTGGGCAGAACAAAATGGATTTTTGTCATATGCTGATGGTAAAAAAACAACATATAATGAAAAGTTTAAACGATGGTACAATGAACAATTAATAAGCGATAAACCTTCTATTATACATAAATTTTATAAATTACCTAAGTTTGCAACAGGTGGATTGCTTAGTGGATATGGTGGTGGAGATCGAAATTTAGCACTTTTAGAAGACGGAGAATTCATAATAAGAAAAGAAGCAGTTAAACACTTTGGGGCTGATCTATTACATAGCATAAACTCTATAAAACTGCCGAGATTTGCGACCGGCGGATATGTAGGGGATATACCAAGTGTGAATACTCCAAGTGGAGATACTACAAATATTAACTTCAAATTCCCGGATGGTGCAAGTTTTGCTATGCAAAGCGATGAAGCTACTGCTAAGGCATTATCAAGTTATTTGAAAAGGGCTATGTAATGATAAGAGTTAAAAAAATAGGAAGTATTGTTTTAGATAATCCTCTTTTTATAGTTGAGAGTTTTGAAGTAAAAAATGCAAAGGCTATAACTTTTAACACTCTTGGTGGTAGTAAAATAGTATATGAGAGTGTTAGACGAGATAATGCAAACAATTTAACTTTAGATAGCAAAGAAAGTGGTTGGTTAAAACTTGATACAGTTAATAAAATTGCAACTTTAGCAGATGATTTAGAGGTTAGAGTTGATTTAACTACTGCTGATGGTGGGTTGGTTAAAGTTAGATTTAGACTTGAAGAGAAAGAGGTTATACGAGCTGAGCCTTTGTATGAAGGTAGTGAGTGGTATAAAACTACTATAAAAATGGCTTATGTGTAAAAAAGGATTAGTTGATGATAAAGTTTTATAGAAGTACATATGATGAGTTTGATGATACAGTAAATGGCGGGGATATAACTACTACTGAAATAGAAACAGGGGTTTTGCATAGTTTTATACCTCATGTGCGACCTTATACAGCAGAAACAGGCGGAGAGAGGTGGTTTAAGTTTTATGCTAAAACTGATGAAGATATTATAACCGTTGGTATAGATATTGCAAAAACTACTATATCTCCTACTGAAGAGGTTTATATCGGTAAAGCAGGTAGCAATAGTGAAGTTGAGCATGATTTGGATAAAAGTAATTTTAGATTATACGGTGGTTTTATTATAACTAATGTTGATAGTACAAACAAGCAAATAACCGCAGATAGAGATGTGAGTGATTTTGTAAAAATTGATGATAGAGTTACATTTTATAACAACGATGATAGAATTACTATGATGGAGGTTGAGAATGTTGATACAAATAAAATAACATTTAAAATTTGGACTGATAAAACTATTGATGTTGGATACAACGGTTGTAGTACGGTATTTTTTGATGAGATAACTGATTATGTTGGTTTGTGGTTGAAACAAGTGGTGGGTGCTTATACAGAGGCTATGGAAGAGCCTACCGATGAGTTTAGATTAAATATTTGGTATGAAAGGAAATAATTATGGCAATAAAAGATGACTTAAAACATTTTAGGGATTATGACGACTATGCAGGTAGTTTAACTAAAAAAGAATTAGATGACAACCTTGATTTAATTGCAGATAGCATTGGTTTGAAAACAGATGGTACTACCGTAACTCAACAGGGGAGTGAAAGCAAAATATGTATAGGAAGTAACTGCACCGCAAGTGGAGATTATAGTTTAGCTTTTGGATATGAATGTACTGCAAGTGGAGATTGTAGTTTAGCTTTTGGAGATACTTGTACTGCAAGTGGTGTGTATAGTTATGCTTTTGGAGATACTTGTACTGCAAGTGGTATGTATAGCCAGGCTTTTGGTGGGAATTTTGAAAATAAACAACCAATGAGCCAAGCTTTTGGATTAGGTAATCCTAACGATAGCACAACAAAACAAAATTTGAAACATTTTGATTTAATTAAAACTACCGATGATACTCAAACTAATTTTTATTTTCCTATCGCCTTATGGATAAAATCTTTAAATTATATAATAGTTAAGTGTGAAGCTATAAAAGATGATTATTCTACAAAATGGATTTTTGAGAGAAAGTTGATCGTTAGAGTTGATGCAGCCGGTAATGTTACAATAGATAGTGATACAAACGACGATATAGTAAAAGATGATGCTGATTGGGCTTTTGATATAACAAGTACAAATGATGCTACAAACCCTACATTGACTTTGAAAGCAACAGGTAAAGCAAGTACGACTATTGCTTGGGGTGTAGAAGTAGAAAACAGACAGACTTATTTTGCGACATAAAGGCTTTTAGTTGAATTTGATTAAGGGCGAGTTGGATTATCTTTTTGATGATTGGTTTAATTTTGATAACACTTTAAACACACTTTTTAGTGGAAGTGGTGGGGGTAATGGCGGTGGTGGAAGTTTTAGTATTAGTGCTATTTATGCTATTAGAGATTATCAAAACACCCTTAACAAATCGTCTTTTAAAGTGATTAGAGATTATCAAAACACCCTTAACAGTGCTTTTTACAAAATGGGTTTAAATGTAAAAATACCACCTGTTACTATAACAT